TATTGTCACAAAATGCTATTGCATCGGTTAAACTGGTAAAAGAACCCAAATCAACTTGCTCGGATTCGTGATCTTGTACGGCCCATATTAATGGCGCTCCATCGCCCCAAATGCCAAAGTAAATAATGTGAGTGCCATCGCATATACTTGGCACTTCATCGTTTGTATATGAAACGTCAATCCATTCTTGGTTGCTATCTATTGCAAGTAATTCTTCCTTGTATGCTTCTTTATCTTCTTTAAAGAATTCGCAGGGACTTAGTGAAATGCTCATTGGTCTGACCTCTTTTGTTTAATGAGGTGATACTATATAGCTATAGATTGCTACTTGTAAACATAGAAAGCCTTTTTTTATAGACCGATTCATTCTATGCATAGTGGGTTTAATGCAATTAGTGCTATAATCTGGTTACTTTTTGATCAAATTGGTCAATTTTTAATCAGTTTAGAATCAATGACATAGGAATTATTTAATATGGCAAGTAGAGGTAGACCAACAGGTTCAGGCAATAAGCCGCTTAAAAGACTGCTAGCAGAGAGGCTTGCAGAGAGATACCCTGACTTCGATCCGGTCATGGAGATGATAGAAGGCAGCTTACAGATTAAACAGATAGCAGAATCAACAGGCGATCTATCAGACTATAAGGCAGCAGTAGAATCATTCGATAGAGTTACCAAGTACATACAGCCAACATTGAAGGCCGTTGAACATTCTGGCGATCAGGGTCTCACTGTATCGGTCCAGCGCAAGCGATACGACGGGCAATCTAATGGCACAGATACTGCCGATAGTTAAGTGTCACTGTATGGATAGCCAGTACTGTATGGATGTACAGCCAGGTGGATAAATGTACAGTGGATGGATATACAGTACCCCCCCCCTCCGAAGTCGCGCGATCTGTATATATATATGCACGAGGCAAAAAAAAATTGAGTAAAATAATAAAGCTCCGCCCAGACATAGAAGATGCCCTAGAAGCCACTGTAATCGCTTCTAAAGACCATATCGTCATTATCCTTACAGATGATGGGGTTGAGTTCAAAAGCACCTTAAACGACGAAAAAAGCGTATTCTACATTGAATTATGTAAACAAATGATATTAGAGGACTGGTTATGTTCGAGCAGTACGAGCTAGACGATACTGATTCAGAGGTTATAGAGGCGTTTATAGAGGCTTTCTTGGATAGGGATGCCATTGCTATGCGAGAAGTATTATACTTGTTAAACGACTTTATAGAGGATATGTATGATGGGCCAGAGTCTAGTACACAAGCTGGAGAAGAAGGATAGGGATAGGCACTTCCCTGAGTCTAATGGTGGCAAGGGCAGTCACGCCCGTAAGTCTGACAAGAAGACTAGAGAAGCCTTTAAGAAGGGCTATGACGCTATAGATTGGAGTAAAAAGTAATGCCGTTAATTGATAAACAAGTAGAACCTTTTAACCCCAAAAAGCATGAGCCAAAAGATGTAGGGCTTGGAGGCCCATCTACTGAGTATTTGATTACTGTAGATGCCCCAGACGGAGGGGTAATGGTTATTCCTTCTATATGGTGGGACTCTAAAGGCGAACCTACTTTAGTAGACCAAAAAGAAGCTATAAAGCAAGCTAGCAAATATGAAGAATCTAGCGGCAAGCAGTTTCCTAGATTCGCCCCTAAAGCCTATGAGGAAGCTGATGAATTTGCTAGGAACCGTTCAGCAAGCGGTGGAGCAACACAAGGTGAACTGGCATCTAAACCTAGTAAGTCCCTACTAAAATGAGTCAGATTGAATACAACCTTATGCCACAGGGCCAGGTTCTACAGGACTTTGCTGACTGTAGGGCTAGAAACTCCTTCATCATGGGGCCACTCGGCTCTGGTAAGACCGTTCAATGCATACTTAAACTGTTCGACTTGATGTGTGAGCAGGCTCCTGTGTCTGACCCTGAACACAAGAACTACGGTGTGCGCCTGTCCCGCGTAATTGCAGCCCGTAACACCTACTCTGAACTGTTCTCTACCACGATTAAGGACTGGCTAGAGATACACGGGGAGTTAGGTGACTTCAAACAGGGCAATAAAGAGCCTCCTACGCACTTCATTAGGTTCAACCTAGAGGATGGTACGAAGGTAGAGTGTGATGTCGTGTTTATCGCCTTTGATCGCCCTGAACACGTTAAGAAGGCTAGGGGTATCCAGACTACATGGGTGTGGTTAAACGAGACTAAGGAGCATTCTAAGGCTGTTTTAGACATGCTTGACCTACGACACGGTCGTTACCCTTCTCCCAAGGAGGGAGCGCGTCCTACACACCACGGAATGATAGGGGATAGTAACGCCCCTGACGAAGACCACTGGTATTTTAAGTTAGCAGAGATAGAGCGCCCTGAAGATTGGTCATTTTTTAGGCAACCTGGCGGTGTATTTAAGGACGGTGAGGCATGGAAGGTCAACGAAGAAGCTGAGAACCTGATCAACCTGCCTAATGAATACTACAAACGCGGTCTAAACGGTAAGACAAACGACTGGATCAAGGTTAACTTAGCTAATGAGTACGGCTTTGTGTCTAACGGCAAGCCTGTACACCCCATGTATACCGATTCAGTACACTGTCAACACTTAGACTTTCAACCTACCAAGGATTATCCTATTGTTCTTGGCTTTGACTTTGGTCGTACACCAGCGTGTGCGTTTTTACAACGAACTTCCATAGGAAGGTGGGTGTGTTTTGATGAGATGGTACTTACCGATTCGGGTGCAGTGGACTTTGCTCCGACACTCAAACGCTATATTGAAGAGATGTACCCAGACCACGAGTTTAAAGGATGGGGCGATCCAAGTGGACAGAACAAAAATCAGTCAAACAGTGAAACTCCATTTCAAATCATGCGGGCGGCTGGCATACCCTGTCAGCCCACCCAATCGAACGATCCACTGAAGCGTAGAGCAGCCCTAGAAGTGCCTATGAAAGAGATGTGCATGGATGGGAAACCACGATTTACTGTCCTACCCAAAGCCTCAATGATCCGTAAAGGTCTACAAGGTGGCTTCTGCTACCGTAGAGTGCAGACAACCGGAGAGAGATACACTGACGAACCGGACAAGAACGAGTATTCCCACCCAGTAGAAGCCCTAGAGTACGCATTACAGGGTGAAGGTGAGGGACGTTCCGCGTTAAGCAGGTCTGGCAAGTACGATAAGCCTATTACAGCTAAGGTTGGGTTCAGTGTCTTCTGACATATTCGTCGTATTTATAAATGATGACGGGCATTGGTGGTCCAGGTTCCTGCATAAAGAGATCAAACACTGCTTTGTCCTCAAACCTAACGGGCAGGACTACATTGTCCACGGTAGAACCACTGAAAAATTTGATCTGTTCACCGTGACGGACAAAAATGCTATACTTGACGAACCTTTTATTATGATGGGGTATAAGCAAAAGCCCCCTGTCAGGGGTTTGTTCATGCTAAATACTTGCGTAGGACATACAAAACAACTGTTGGGTATTAACCGGCCATTTATATGGACACCCTATCAACTCTACAAGTACATGAGGAACAATCATGGGATTTATGAAGGCACCTAAAGCGCCTAAACCTTCTGCTGAAGAAAAGGCAATGGTAGAGCGTCAGCGCAGAGAGCTAGACGAAGAGACCGAAGAGCAAGAGAAGCGTCTTAAAGCTGTAGCCAGAGGAACACTAGGCACTAAATCACTGTTAGCCAAGGGCACTCCTGCTAAAAAAGCAGGCCCAAGCAGAGGGCAAGGTGGCCAGGGTACATTGTCTGGCGGCGGTTTGATGGGCGGTATTGGCGGTTCTATGCCCGGTCGAGTATATACAACTAGAACTGGGCGATAATATGCAATTACCTAAAGAGTTAGGGTCTTTAGCTGACCTTAAAAGGCGTGAGGCCAAGGCATTTGAGAATGCTATGATGTGGCACGATACGCTAGATGATGTGTATGAATTTTTCCTGCCCAACAGGAACTTGTTTGACACTAATCGCCGAGGCCAGAAGAAGATGGAGCGTATATTTGACTCCACTGCTCTTGAGGCAATCCAACAAGGCGCTAGTAAGCTGCAAGAAAACATTGCACCTATCTGGTCGCGCTGGGCTACGTTCGCTCCGTCTGACCAAGTAATAGAAATGCTTGAGACTGGCGACTACGGTGTAACAGAACAAGAGATAAGGGATAACCTGGAGAAGCAGGCTGTCATTATTTTTGATTACATCAACCGTTCTAACTTTGCTACGCAGTTTTATGAGCATGCCCTAGACCTTTTAGTCGGTACAGGCTCTCTACGCATCGATGAGAACGATGATGACAACATGCCCCTTATCTTTAATGCTATCCCACAGAAGGGTATAGCGTTTGAGGAAGGCCCATACGGTTCTATCGAGACACATTGGCGACGATTCACTGTTAAAGCGCGTAACCTAGAGCGTCAGTGGAGAGGGTTTAAGCCTTCTGAAAAGATCAAGAATGTGATCAAAAATTCACCAGACAAAGACGTAGAGATTAGTGAGGGTGTTGTATACATGCCCAAGTCTAAGACCTACTACGGTTGTGTGTGGGTTAAAGATGAAGATTCTATTAGCTGGATGGAAGATTACGGTACATCTAGCCCTTGGTTAACTGGCCGTTACTCTAAAGTATCCGGTGAGATTCGTGGTCGTGGCCCTGCGCTGCAAGCATTGCCTGATGTACGCTCTCTAA